CAAGGCCCTCAATGCTGGGCAGGTCAAGGAACTCTACGATTACCAAAAAGACTATTTCTTGGGGTCCAAGTCCCAAGTGACCCTGTACAAGGGACACTTGGGCGTGGGGGTCACCGAACCCTCGGGCCAATTGGAACTCGCGGGAGATGAGCGGATTCAAGAGTATCCTCCTAGGGCCTTGACGGGCTACGAAACGTTGGTGGAGGGCCACGGTGTGTTTTGTCAATCGTCGGTTTCTACTATATCTTACATGAGTGATAGCGAGTATCTTGCATATCCATTTAGCAGCGTCATGACGGGCCTCGGCTATCAGACCGTCTACGTACACTACATCCTCCCTCCAGCGGGAACCTCGTTATTAATGATGTGGTATGGTTCGGGGACCGGCGTCGGTGGAACTGCTACAGGTGCAACCTATGCTGGCTCAATTACAGACCTAAACCTGTTCCCTGGTGCCGTTGAGGTATGGATGCAGAAGACCGTCAATTCGTCAGGTGGTGGCGTTTGGCAAGCCATTGGATACAAAAACCCAGCCGACGGCACTTACTCCGGCACACTGAATAACGGCCCATTTAATAAAAATGAGGCGCTAACCGATTATTGGGAATCGGCCGCCAGTACGTATACATCTACATCGGGTGGTAGTCCAGCTGTGTCTACGAGTGGTTCGGAAAGGTTAGTGTCTAATGCACCGTATGGATCTTGGGTAACGTTAAAATTACCCTATGAAATATGTCTTAAACGTTACGAGTTCACCGGTGCCGGTACAAAATCCCCTAAAGAAGGACAAATTTGGGGAAGTACTGATGGAACTACATGGTCGCACGTTCACACGTTCACCGGTGGTGTCGCGGATGTTAAAAATAATGAGACGGTTTCGGGAAATACAAATTATTATTCCGAGTACGCATTCATAACGACAAAGATCACGGGTGCGGATACTGTGGTGCGTGTCGTAGAAATCCGCTATTTCGGCACCCCCGGTCCCACGACCCTCGATAAGGGTTCGCTGACTCTAGGGAGATCCCTCGATGTTCCCCGCGTTTCGCGGTACGACGTGGATACGGAAACCCCGAGACCGGAGAAGTTGGTGCTGGATTTCGACACCACCGTCAATTCCTCACCCACAGATATCTCGGGGAAGGGGAATCATGGGTCGTTTAAGGGTACGAATATGAATTATTCGTCGGCCGATAAAGCATTCGTGTTTAATGGGACGGATGATTATATTCAAACTGCACCATTAGGATTTTCTGGGGATCAGGTGCACTCGGTATCTCTTTGGTTTTGGTCTGATATTGAACAGAGTACGTTTGGTAATAATGAGCACGCATTGTGTGGTACTGGTGGTGTATCAAATTCAACCGAAACTGGAATTTCCATCTATAATGCATATGCACAGGTGTGGCGTGCGGGTGGAGCAACTAAATACCCTATGACTTTTAATGCAAACCAGTGGAATCATATATGTATGGCATATTCTAGTGGAGGTTCTGTAAATTCGAGACTTTGGTTAAATGGTGTTGAACTCGCACAAGATTCCAGTGTGACGAGTACATCCACGTATTCATTTCAAACAGGTGAGTATCTGATATTGGGGACGTGGATAAATAATGCTACAGTTAATACTAATTACACTTGGGACGGTAAGATGTCCAACTTCAAACTCTACAAGGCCGCCCTTGAAAACTCAGAGGTCAAGAAACTCTACAACTTGGGCCGAACCGGGCGGTCCATGGTCATCAGCGACACGGCCGTCGGGATCGGGAAAGTCCCTGAAGCCCAATTGGACGTGAGGGGGAACTTGAACGTTGATGGCGTGATCACGAATCAAAAACCCGCCTTTTACGCGGAACTGAGCAACGCTTCGAGTCTATCCAGAGGCCCCGGGGTCGCAGTTTTCAACGATGCGTTATATAACAGGGGTGCCTGTTACGATGCATCCACAGGTTTATTTACAGCTCCGATCACCGGTGCATATAAATTTCACTGTTACGGGTACGGTGAAAGTGTCAGTAGACCTTTCTGGGTAAGGCCTTGGTTAAATGGTTCGTATTGGGCGCGGGGGCCATATAGCGTATACTGCGGGGCGGGTGAATGGATAGTACCGATGAACGCCGGTGACACTCTTGGGATGTATTTACCGTCTAGCAATTATGCGTTTTACCTAGGAGGTGATAGACACAACGGTTTCAGTGGTTATCTCGTTGGATAAAAATTGTGAAGGTATAATAAATGATACCCACGACAGCATACGACGAGATGGATCCGATGGAACTCATTCGGTTATTACGCAACAGGCGCCTCGCCGAGGTGGATTGGGTGTTTTCCACGGATTACCAGATCCACGATGACTCGTACCAACAATGGCTCACGTACCGCAAAGCCTTACGCGACCTTCCTTCGCTCACAGAAGATCCGGAAAATCCCGTTTGGCCGGAACAACCGGCGATACCTTCGGGAATTACGACGAATCTTTCAAAACGTCAGGAACATTTAGTAAACGAAAACATATCCATGAAAGGTAAAATAACGAGACTCGAGCGTAAGACGACGGATCAGGAACTTGAACTCATACAATTAAAAAGACGCCTAAATAAACTCGAACGACCCACTTAAAAAAATGAAGACCCTTATACGTAAGTATGAATATCGTCGACGTATGTGGCCTACTAGGATCTGTCCTCATAGTTATCATGTTTATACCCGAGATCAATCACGTGTATAAATATAAAGATGCGAAAGCTATTAACTATACTTTTTTACACTTAAACTTAACGGCGAGTATTCTATCTCTCGTTTATTCGTTTTATTACGATATTATTCCGATGACTATAACAAACGTTGCGGCGACTCTTTTCTCATTACTCATGTACTACTTCAAATGGAAATTCGAGCTTAAAGAAATAAACCAAGTAAATGATATACCCGCTCCTATAGTGTAGTTGGTCAACACAGGGGACTTTGAATCCCCTACCCCAGGTTCGAGTCCTGGTGGGAGCTTATTCGGGTGGAGAGAGGGGTCGATGTCCACGACTTTTGGGGTCTAATTTTGAACTAAGGGCATCGACAAAGGCCAACTCTAACTCAAAGCTCGAATAACCGTGATTACATGGTAGGCGAGTGCCTTTTTAGGATACCCCACACTTCGTACCCATTAATCACAAACCGGATCATATGTGGGAGACTTATAAGACTGTTCACCTTAAGAGGCTCCCAGAACACGCATATGTGATGACCCTTACCCTCTCTTAGCTCAGTCGGTAGAGCTGTGGACTGTAGTTCCAATGGTCACTAGTTCGATTCTAGTAGAGAGGACCCATTCCTCTGTAGCTCAGTTGGTAGAGCGACAGGCTGTTAACCTGTAGGTCGTCGGTTCAAACCCGGCCGGAGGAGACCCACACCTTTTACATGCGAAACCCGGATGTAAAAGATGTTTGCTAATTATAGATGACCGATACGAATCACCACGTACTCACAGGAAAGGTTGATATTACCAGTAACCTACTGGTAGGCTCTTCCCACCTATTTGTCGATACCAATAACAATCGTGTAGGACTCGTCACCACAAACCCCGAGGCAGGTTTACACGTAAACAGTAATGCCTACGTAAACACGGATTTACGTGTGGGACCCGCGGGTGTGAATCAAGTCGTAATAAACGCAACAGCTGGACGTGTGAAAGCAGGATCATTTGAAGGTGATGGCTCTTTATTAGAGAATATACCAGCGGGTGCGGATGGAGCCGCCGCTACGATAGCCGTCGGAACGACGACACCTGGGCCGGTGGGAACAACAACCGCATCCGTGACTAATTCTGGTACGAGTTCCGCTGCCGTTTTTGATTTTGTTATTCCGAGGGGTGAGCAGGGAATTCAAGGAAATCCAGGTAACGATGGGGCTGACGGAGCTGACGGTTCTAATGGTGCTGACGGAGCTGATGGGGCGCCTGGCACTGACGGAGCTGACGGAGCTGACGGAGCTGGATACTGGTCTAAAGATACTAACGACCACTTAACATATGACCCAGATACAGGCGTTGTAGGGCAAACTACCATATTTCCTAATGGTGGTATATTCACGAAAAGAAACGACACGGGTGCTATGTTTCAAGCTAATTGCGACGAGCTTGGAACTGACCAATACAATTACATACTAAACGCCCCGAGACCAGGCACAAATACGGGTGGTGCTACCCATTTTATAAATGGTTCTACAAGACCGGGACCAGATTTTAGTCAAGAAGCAAGTAAGTATGTGATACGAAATGATAATGGTATCCTACAAATTGGACACCCGAGCCACAATACCGAAGTCTATAGTCCAAACTTGAATGTTATTGGTGGATTATACGATACAAAGTTTAAATTAAAAAATGGAGGAACGATATGTAGAGAATACACTACTGGTGCTGGGGACCTCGGTGCTGGGCTTCACTTCACGGAAAACGCGTTTTTCCCCACCGATAAAGATGGAAACCTTAGTAATGGTGTTGTTAATTTGGGTTCGGAAAGTAATAGGTTTAATAGTTTATGGGCTAGAGATAGCGTTTATGTGAGTGATTATCATGAACACGGAGGGTCTAACTTCTTTGGGAAACGCCACACAGCTATTAACGGGATATTAGCAGGGATGGAGATTGAAAATACAACATTAGGTGGAAACTACTCTCAAAAAGTTCACCTAAGAAGCCATCATTATGGAGTATCTCACGGACGGAGATTGACTGTTACCGAAAATGGTAATGTGGGCCTGGGCACTGAATCTCCCAGTTACAAGCTGCACGTGTCGGCAGGGAACGATTCTATTACATTTTACGGACCTAATTCATCGTGGGGCGGTTATTTAGCTGTAGGAGCTGCCAATAATAAAACCAGCTGGGCTTCGAGCGTGACAGCGCAGTGTATATCAACTAATGGTAATTTACATTTGGACGCTGGATATAACCGCGACATTTATATGAATTATTACAATGGTACTTATATAAGACATCATGGTTCGGGTGTATATTCTGACGATAGATTGAAAAGTGAAGAAGAATTGATTACTAATGCAACTGATACACTTCTGAAACTTAGTCCCCAAAAATATTTGAAGAGGCGTACGCTTCGAGAAGATGAACATCGGGATCCAATCATTGAAACAGGTCTCATGGCTCAAGATGTGTGGTATGATGCTCCAGAACTGAGACATCTGGTTCATCTGGGCGCTGATGCTAACCCGGTCGACACTAAACCAGTTGCACCTATAGATGGAGACATTCAACAAGATCCCGATTATTCGAGTTGGGGACCTAACGAAGCATGTGTTAACTATGATGGTCTCATAGCATACCTCATCAAATCTAATCAGGAAATTCACGAAGAACTCCAATCCGAAAAGAATAAAGTCGCGACGATGGAACTGTTAGTCGCATCCCTCGTCAAACGTGTCGGTGATCTCGAAAATCTAGTGATTTAAAGAAAAAGCGCTTTCATAAAGTACAAAATGTCTTGCATCGCCACTCTCAGGCCCGCCATTACCACCCCCATTCAATCCAAGTTCAGGGTTAAGTCCCGCAATGTCCGCACCGTAGTGCGGGCGACTAAGGAGGGGTCTCGTTTCGTAAAGATCGATCGCCCTAACGATTTTCTAGCGGTCGCAGAGCGTGTTAACGGTCGCGCCGCTATGATCGGATTCACCTCCGCGGTGGTCGATGAAGTCATGACTGGTAACCCTATCAGCGCACAGTTCCATGATAACATCGGACTCTCCATCGCCGTCGCATCCTTGGTTTTCCTCGGCACCGCCGCTAACCCGGAGGATGAGGGATACGTTCAGGGACCTTGGAAGCCTGAGACCGAGCTCGTCAACGGTCGACTCGCGATGATCGGAATTCTTTCACTCATTCTCACAGAATCTATTCATCCACAGGTCCCATTGTTTTGAGCTTAAAAATAAAAACTCAGTATAATATAAAATGTCAGGTGGAATTGCCCAACTCGTCGCCATTGGTGCCCAAGATGCCCATATCGTAGGGAAACCCGAGGTATCATTTTTTAGGTCTAACTACAAACGTCATACAAACTTCGCCCAAACTGTTGAGAAGCAGGTTATCCAGGGCAACCCCTCTAATGGTGGTATGTCCACCGTTCGTTTCGAGCGCAAGGGTGATCTCGTAGGCTACGTCTACATAACTAACCGTACCCCGCGGAACAACCCCCCGAATGTTTGGCGAGGAGAAATTGAGAAGGTAGAATTAATCGTGGGTGGTCAGATTATTGATACTCAGACCTCCGAGTTCTCTCAAAATATCGCCCCCGCGATGCTCGCACAAACGTATTCCAAGTCTCTTCCTGGTGCGTCTGATAATTTGTCGAGTTTTTTCCCTCTTCGTTTCAGCTTTTGTGAGAATGCACAATCTGCCCTTCCTCTAGTGGCTTTACAATATCACGATGTAGAGATTCGCATTAGGTGGGCTACTCCTCACAGTAATATGGATTATGAGGTTCATGCGCAGTTCATTTACCTCGACACTGATGAGCGTACCACTCTCGCGAACACACCCCAGAACATGCTCATAACCCAAACTCAAAAGATGATCAAATCTGGTAGCGCTACCCAGGAACTCTCTTTTAACCACCCAGTTAAGTTTTTAGCATCACATGATGAAAATGGTGGTGGTCTTGATTTCCGGAACGGTAATGTCAAGCTTCAGATCAACGGTACTGATGTCGGTGACGCGAAGCATGCTTCGAACTACACATCTACTTCTCTCTACTATCACACCCCTTTTTACAAGCTCAATAGTCAAATCGCTCATCATTTCCTCTACCCCTTCTGCTTAGATACCGCTAAGCTCCAGCCCACGGGCAGTTTAAATTTCAGTCGTATTGATAGCGCTCGTCTTCTCTCTGATGCTGGTAGTTTCACCACTGATATATATGCGGTTAACTATAACATATTACGCATAGAAAATGGAATGGCCGGCTTGTTATATAGTAATTAAATCCTAATTAATAGTAAATGTTAGTCTTTTTATTTTTATTGGCTTTCGTTTTTATGATCACCTACGATCCTAAATCTGGAACTCTTAATCAATACATTCCCACACAGAACGCTCCGTGTAAAGACGGACACTATAATGAAATTCAATTCGCTCAGCACGGATACGAGTGCCCCAGGAACGATAAAGTAGCTATGGGCGCGATTGTTAGTGCTTAAAAAAAAGAATACTTAAAATACCATAATGTTTGCTTTTGATCGTGAAACCGCAACCATCGTCGCCGCAGTATTATGTTTAGTTGCGACCCTCTACATCTACAATGAATTCAAAAAGAATAGGCAAGATATGGAGGAGTTTAAGAACACCGTCAACGAGAAGCAGCGTCCCGTCATCGTGGAGCGCCCCTCCCGTATCCAACTCGTCAAGGCTCCCGTAGAAAAGCCGTCTCCCATCGGTAAGGAGGAACCCGTGAAAATCCCTGTTGAGGAATCGAGCGAATAAACTTATCAGGGGATTATAGAGTGCTATGAGCAATGAAGAAACATAAAGCCATCGCCATACCAGTGTCATTTCATGATGGCACTGCGAGATTCCTAACAGTGAGAGATAAAAGATTTAAAGAGTGGATATTCGTCACCGGAGGGTGTAGACGAAGAGAGATATTTAACCCGTTGCGTACAGCTTTACGGGAACTAGAAGAAGAAACAAGAGGAGTCGTATCTTTAAAAAAGTGTGATTATACGCATTATTCATTTACGGTTAAAGAAAGTCCAACCGTAGATTTAGAATATAACGTATTCATATTTTTTGTAAATTATTCCAGGACCGATCAACAAGAATTAATACGACGTTTTAACGAAGAAAAGCATAAGATGCATACAAAAAAGATTAATATGAAACGTACATACGATGAAAATGATTTCATGAGTTTTGACACTTTACAAGAATTCAATGGGAGACGTAGATGGGATAGGATAGTCAAAAATGTCGTACGTAATCCAGAGTTCTATACGTGCGTGTCTTCTCTCAATAGAAAATCGTTTGCTATTAAATAATGAAGTCTAAGAACTACATTCTTAAGCAAATCAAAGATATACTCATAGATCATAAATCGTATATGGAAGATAAAGCTGAGAAATATATTGAAGAAATTAAAACTAAAACTGTATACGAACTTTTAGTTTTAAAGAAACAACTCGTGACCGAAGATGAAGAATTTATAGATGTTTCGTATCGTCGATCGATTTGGCACGAAGAAGAAGATTAAAAAATTAAGTACAATATAACGTAAGTATGTTTAAGTCGTGGTGTAGACGACAAGGATTTTGCAATGGATCCAATCTATCACACGTGCTCATGGATGGTGGAATACTATCCGTCCCGTTTGATAAATTGAATGAATTTTATGACATGTACATCAAAGCTGTACAAAGTGGTGAAAAGATATACGTCGTCGAACAAAAGACGGATACGTATAATTTTTTCGTAGATTTAGACTATAAAAGTGATGAACATTTAACATTTGAACATTTAAAAGAAGTTTCTAGGGCTATTTGTGATCGTGTTGCATTTTTTGGGGGTAAAAATGCGTTAATTTCTATAGCCGAACCAAAGGAAGTTGGGAAGCAAATTAAACATGGCATCCATATTAACTGGCCCAAATTTGTAGTCGACAGTGGTTCTGCCATGGCCTTACACTCACATATAGTATCGACTTTAGATATTCTTTTCCCGGGAAGAATGTGGAAAGATATAGTGGATACCGCGGTGTATGGAAATGGGAAAAGAAATACGAAAGGAAGTGGATTTCGTATGCCTTGGTCTCATAAAAAGGCAAAACATGAAGCGTGTGAGGGTCGAGGGTGTGAAGGGTGTGATAAAGGTAAAGTCACACAAGGAGAATATAAACCTGTCATGTTATACATACAAGAATCTAAAAAGTTGGAATATATTTTTGATCAAGATCCGTGTATAGAACTTTTACATATGGCTACATTGCGCACACAAAATAAAAATCATGTGGTCGTAGAGGGTTCTGTACGGGAAGAAGGATCTTTCGATATTAAAGATACGAAAGATATTTTTACAGATTACGAAACCACAGATCATATAAATTCTTTTATTCGTAAAAACATGGATGGTCAAGATAAATCAGAAATTGTTAAAATATATAAACGTGAAAAAACATATCTCGTATCGTCGACATCTAAATATTGTGAAAATTTAGGACGTTCCCATGCTTCCAATCATGTATGGTTCTTAATAGAAGGTGATATGATTTATCAAAAATGTTTTTGTACATGCGAAACCATGAAAGGTAGAAAGTATGGATATTGTAAAAATTTTGGTGGTAGAAGACACGCACTTCCGGATAAAATTTATAAAACCTTGTATCCCAATGGGTATAAAGCTCTTACATTTTGTCAACCTATACCTAAATCTGATGAATCGAATGGGGAATCTCTCGTCGATATGTTATCTAATTTTATTAAAAAATATATAATCAAGGAAGAAATCAAAGTCATTTCCATAAATAAAAAAAGTAAAAAAATGCATATCATAAATACAAATGCATCTTGTCCGGGGTGTAAAAAACAAAAATTACAATTCAGGATAAAACAAAATTCTGTTATGGAACAATTATGTGATTGTAAAACTCGCTCACATAATCTTCTCGATAAAATAGTAAGAGCGCTATAACATGATATTCTTGTTATTCGTAATATTGTTTTTTATAATTGTTACCAACATAACAAAAGTTAAAAGTAGTCCAGTGTATCTGGAAAGTTTAATAAAAGAAACACATAAATATTCTGGTATACACCCAGATCTGTACGGTTCATTTTTAACCAACATGAACATGGCTAAAGATAACATGGAACATGTGTTCGAAGCTCGAGAATACACAGAACTCGCTGTAAAAGATCTTAACGAAATGGCGTTGTACTTCATAGATATAGATCCAGATACACAGGATGAAATAGCAAGTTTAGGTGATAAAATACTAAAGGAAACAGAACGATTACTCGTTGAAGAAGCGAACAATCGTACTATCGTTTTTAGGCCTAAATATATTTAAAAGGGATTGTACAATGTATAATTACGAATGACAACCCGCGTAACTCGTTCAGGACGCATTTCTAAAAAACCCACCCGGTTAGAGCCTACGGAGCGACCCGTAGATGATTTTTCGGATGGTGAGTATGATTCAGATTACGATGAAAACGATACAGATATATGTGAAACAGAAGATGAAGATTTTAGTTCCGATGAAGATGAAGATGCGGATGATAATGGTAATTTAGCCGGATTTGTCGTAGATGATGATGAGGAAAGTGATGAGGAAAGTGAGGCTTAAAAAAATAGACTTTTAATACATATATGGATACGGATATAGGTAATCCCATAGAATATAATCCAACTATGGATGACAAAGATAATGATTCTAGTCAGATAGATCCGCAATATTTTTATTCACAACCACCACCCACCATGATGCCACCACCTTACCCTATGATGGATGAACCTCACAAAGTAGATTTATTCGCGTCTTTGGATAAGAACGTGTACATCATTATATTTGTTTCTTTCATTCTTGGATTTTTTATGGGAAAGACACAACAACCAATCGTTCTCAGACCGGTGTAAGCCATGTTTGATCGTCAGGAAGATTCGCAGATCTAAACTCTCCTATATCTTCCGACTTCTTAGGCTGTACTACGAATCTATTTCTTCCAGTCGTATCTTTTTCAGTATCCCTAAATACACTAAGAGCTGTAACTTCTACATCTGTTAATGTGTTTGAAAATATTTCATTTCTTTTCAAAAAAAGGTACATTAAGTATAAAATTATAACACACGCGATTATGTATGTGAGAATCATCTTATTAAAAACTAAGATTTTTTTTAATAAGATGTTTTTTAAAATTTATTTTTTATTTACTCAACCTTTGCCTCGGCCTCAGCCTCTGGTTCTTCTGCGATAGCCTGTTGTTCTTCCCTCTCCTTCTGCCTTTGCTTTATCTCTTCGGCTATGATCACATCAGCTTCCTTCACGAGATCCTCCATAGGAGTATCAGGCTTCTCGAGTTTAAGTTTTTCGATGATATCGGCGGGATGACTGATCGGCTCTTCATCGGGGCGGTTATAATATTGAGAGTTCTCATCTCCGGGCTTGTAGAAACCATTACCCTTATCGATCATATCACGCTTACGCTCGCTAAACATTTTGGCTGCCATCTTCTGATTATCAGCATACCCACTCATAAGCTCTTCGAGTTTGTCGTT